GACAACCTTCTGGAACGCCGTGGAAATGAACAGAAACCATTATGGGAACGCCTATGTCTATGTACGCAGGAAGTTCAAGCGCAAGAAATACGGCGGCGAATACAAAGCACTGGACATGTGGATCATGCCGTCAGACAGGGTGCAGATCATTATTGACGACAAAGGCATTTTCGCAGGAAAGGGAAAAATCTGGTATTTGTACAGCGATGAATATTCGGGCGAACAGTACATATTCAGGACAGAAGATGTCTTGCACTTCAAGACTTCGCATTGCCTGAACGGAATAGTCGGGCTTCCAGTGCAATACATCCTGAAGCAGACAGTCGAAGGCGTGATTGAATCACAACGCTTCCTGAACAATCTATATAAAAATGGATTGACAGCAAAAGCGGTGCTGGAATACACAGGCGAACTGAATGAAGATGCAGCCGCAAAGCTGCGACAGACTTTTGAACGCTTCGGAGCAGGAAGCCAGAACACAGGCAAGATTCTTCCTGTGCCGCTGGGGATGAAGCTGACACCGCTGGACATTAAGCTAACAGATTCACAGTTTGTTGAGTTGAAAAAGTATTCAGCACTTCAGATCGCAGCAGCGTTCGGAATTAAACCGAACCAGATCAACGATTATGAAAAATCATCATACAGCAATTCAGAAATGCAGCAGCTGTCATTCTATGTGGACACGATGCTTTTTGTGCTGAAGCAGTACGAAGAAGAAGTGAACTACAAGCTATTATCGGATGACGAAGTGGAAGAAGGGCTGTACTTCAAAATGAATGAAAAAGTGCTGCTTCGTACCGACAGCAAAACGCAAATGGAAATCCTGAAAGAAGGAATCAACAATGGCA